AGCCTTCATGCTTAAATTCTGTATCTTAGAACCGATGAGAAAGCAAGTTAATCCAGCATTGGAGATTTTCATTCTATTGTAGAATGCTCCTGTACATTTTTCACAATAATTCTCATTCTTACAATACAAAGCACTACGAATCTTAACAGCTTTTCCAATAAACTGAGATGCATTCTTTTTAGTAATCATAACCAATCCTTTAGAAGTTACAGCATACTTCCAATAATACATGTCAATATTATTTTTGTTAAGTTCGATAGTAGCATACAATCTGGTTCCACAATCGGAATTTGGGTCTAAATCAATAATTTCAGACTGCATAGCAGCTTGCATTTCTTTTACCTGAGCGCCACCAACCTGAGTGTTTACCGAACGAGACCACGAACCAAAGATTAACTGGTCGGCATAATTATCGTAATTTTCCTTTGGAATACCTTCAATATACGATTGCTTAGCAATGTAATATTTACCGGGTTCTGAGTTCGATGGTAATGGACCAACCATAACAGCAATATTCTTAAAGTTATTTCCTAGCGAAGGTTTCTTTAAGTCGTATAAACGCATTGATGGGTCGCCTTTGTGTACTTCTTTTGCCAAAGCAATAAGTTCTGCTTCGATAGCTGAAGCGACTTTTACATCACCAGCAGATAATTCTTTCTCATATTTCTTAAATAATTCTTCACGACGTTTGATTACTACTGGATGCGGTGTGATAGAACTGAATGAAATTCCAGGAACCAGGATTTCTACAGGTGTATATTCCAACCATGCTCGTTTAGTTTGATATGTGCACAATTGATCTGGTGTTATTTCACCTTCAATATACGCATCTGTAACCTGTTCATCAAATTTATCATATTTAGAACCATTGAAATATGGGAATTTAGTTCCAAATATACCTTCATTTAAGAAGCGATTAAAGATAAATCTACCAATAGTAGTTTTCAAAGGAATTTTATCTTTATAAACAGAAATCATTCCTGGAACTAACAAAAACCAGTCATTTGGGTTATACTTAACTTTTAAAGTTTTTGCATCTCTTCCAAATAACTCTAGAAATAAGGTTTTTGTGATATTCTCATCTTTGATTTTTATAATCTCTTTAACCTGTTCATCAGTTAATTTCATATATCCTCCAATATAAGATAATCACCCACCAAAGTGGCGGGTGATTATATAGACTCTATTAAGTCAAAACGTAGTATGTGAAGTCGTATCTTGCACCTTCATTGTCCATAGGACGGTTGTTGAATGTAAGGTGTGAGAATGCTTCTACAAGAACGTAATCGGTATATGTAGTTTCTCCACTGCGAACAGTCTTTGGAATACCGATATACAAAGCAAGTTCGTTGAAACGAGCCATGTTAATATCACCATCAGTAGCTCTGAAGTAATCCTTAATGTCATCAGAAGAGATTTCAATTGGGATAGTTGTGAAAGTCTGGATGTTGTAAAGTGAAAGAGGGTTATTTTCATCGTGTACAGCATCGTTATCGCTTTCTTTTGGTTCATAGTCAACGTTTTCATGTTTTGCAAACACACCATTACAATCAACTCTCTTAAGATAGTAATTGTAATAGTTTGAACCGTTGATAGTTTCAAGCTTTCGCATGAAATATTTTTCAGCATTATCGCCAGAGAGAGGAGATGAAACCGTTCTCATTGGAATAATGTTGAAGAGGTTGTTATCGTTTGCTGTAGCGTCGATAACCGAACCAAAAGTAGTACCAGCACCACCTGTACCAACACCTACAAGACACACACATCTAGAAAGTTTTTCTTCTTCAGTGAGTGTAACCTGATCGTTAACGTTGAGAATCTTGTTAAGTGTAAGCTGCTGGTCTGCAGCAGGAATCTGACGGAAAAGAGATTCGATAATAAATCTACGACCGCCATACACAGTACAGTTGTGAGTGTTAATAATAGAACCATCAGCTCCTACACAACGAATTTTACCACGAACTGAGAGTGTTGGTCTGGCTCCTGTTACAATAGGATTTCCAGAGTCATCGTAGAGCTTATGAGTTAATTTGCACATGTCACTGTGCTTCATAATATCGCTAAAATTCTTACTCATTTAAGTTACTCCTAAATTGCATTTTCTTCCAGGTAATCGCGAACAACGATTTGCGAATCTGAAAGTTTTATTGTTTGAAGACGATTGAAGAAGTCGTAAACCCTACGATTTTCCAGTCGACTGTATACATTAACTGATTGTTCAACTCGATTAGAGTTTAAATTTTCAGCAAGTTCCATTTTATCTGTAACATCGATAGCTTCTTTTGAAGTTATTCTCAACACAGATTCTACAAAATCTTTAACTTTGATATTCTGAGTTGTAGAGTGGTCGCCATCCTCAAATACGAATTCGTGTACAAGGATTTCGTTATCAAACCTACCAGTGTTTCCACCAACCACATTATGTAGACTATCCATCGTAAGATGGTCTAAATGATGATTAACGTTTTCTTTATGATAGATTGATTCTGCAAAATGCTCTTTTAGCCATTCTTTCAACACAATCACATCTTCTCCAGTTCCAGAACCACCACCAGTAATCTGGTGATAAATCAACTCATAGATTGATTCTGTGAGCTTATCCCCACCAACGTGCGCTTTAAGCATATCAAACACTTTTACTAGACAATCTTTAGAGTTATTGATTGTATAAGTAACATCAGTGTTTGAGAACTGTGTCGTATATGACTTAAATAAATTGATAATTGAGAATACTTTTGAGAATATCGACGTATTATCAATATATGTGCTAGTGATAGCCTCATTAACATCATTATCGGTTCCAATTGCAGTTAGAATAGAATCTACGAATAACGAAGTAAGTTCAATACATTCGTTGATGAATGATGCTGAGCGTTGGGTTCCATCTATAGTATTCCACTGAGATTCTGTTGCAGAATTCAATCTATCAATTATCAGCTGATAAAGTTCTGGGATATTTGCTTTAAGATATGTAGAATATGTGTCATATCCTTGGAATAAATCCAAAGCAGCCATTGTATACATATTGTAGTTAAAGACTTTCTGTAAAGCACAATATTCATCATAATCTGTAGTCTTTTCCATTTTTGACAAAATATTGTCATGCTTTACAATATTGTATTCGTAGTCGGTTGTACACTGAGCTTTAGTATTAGCAGCCATCAACATTGGGGATGCTGCCATCAATATTAAACCGCCAGTTCCTCTTCCGTCTTCATATGTAGAACTGAAAGAACTATTTCGAACTACAAAAATGTCGTCTTTATCCAATATCGATGGGAGCACAACGTTTACACATTCTCCATCCGAAGAATCATCTTTAATAACGTACGAATCCATGTTTTTCAATTGCTGAAGATCTGGAGCGCAATTGAATCCCATAATCTTTGAAATGCTTTGAGCATCATTCAAAATTGTATCGTCCATATCATAACGAAGTGTAACGATATAATTTATAGCAGCAACTAATTCTCTACAAGTTACATTCGACGCTAGTCCATTAACTCTACAAACAGTTTCCAATGAATCACTATCGTGTAATAACTGCTGAAATAAATAAGTTGCTTTTATCAAAGCCTGCGTAATATTGATGTGTGAAATTACACCAATATACTTTGTATAGAAATACGAGAATTCTTCAGAACTTTTAAGTTTATCACAAACTTCTTTTACGTATGCAGCATTTGAAGATTCGCCGTCAACTGAATTGTCTTTGGTATCACCAAAATACTCATCGTTTTCAAATACAGATTCTACATCTACGTGAGCTGTAGTATCTTTAATATATTTTGCAACGGAGCTTGTATCTTGAGTTTCATCAATAGGTATGCGAACTAAACTTAAATCGTAATTGTCTTTACGAGGTTTCTTAGGGTCCAGATTAACATCTTTTGTCAAAGGGTCCGATTTAATGGTCTTAAATAAAAGATATTTATAGACACTAATATTATCGATTCCATAAAGGTTGAGGATTTTTGTAATAACTTCTTCCGAACCTTTAAGAGGAATCAACTGTTCCATATTTTCGATGAGAATATCCAACTGTGAATCTGTAAGTTCATCGACAATAGATTCCATATCGTAATCTTTAAAAAACAGAATCTTTTCTTCTCTGGTTGAAAATTTATTTCTCATAATAGAATCGATTTTCAACGATAAGAAATTCATAAGAGTAATAAAGATTATTGTGCAAGATATAAATCTATCATACAATTCCATAGTTTCACCGTAAGATTTGATGTATGGAACCGTCAATACATAATCCCTAGCTCTTGCATATTCTGTAAAGAAATTATGCATATCCTGTTCATCAAGAATAGAATCGTCATAATATAGAATTTCAAAGTTTTGAGCATCTCTTGACGTTTCATAAGGTGTTCGTTTTGTCAAATACTTAAAATACTCGTGTTCAACACCTTTCTCTTTAAACAACTCAAACACGTTATTAAGTTCTTGATTATTGTAATTTGTGAGATAATTATACATTGTGGAATGAAACGTTTCCGAGAATTGGTGAATTGGAATATATTCACCTTCATAAATATCTTTAACATATGCGTATTCGCTTTCATTAGCAGGTTCACCGTTTAGCAAAAGATAATATGGATTCTTCTCAACATATTCAGATACTCGAATATATCGATAATATGTAAGGATTTTAGCTTCTTCTGAACTTGACAATGTGTTTAAAAATGCTCTAGGATCTTCTTTAAACACATCAGCACGAGCTCTAGTAATACCGCTATTTCTTAATCCTTCATATGTGAGAGTATAATCATATATAGTATCTTTTTGAAGTTTTGCTAACACATACGCATTTCCATCACGTTTAGTTTCAACGGTTTCGTTTAAATTTGCGTCATAATTGCATTTGATAATAAGACTATCTATAAAGTCTACAACTTTTAGCATGTATTGACGCTCGGAAAACGAGATGTTATTTATAACTTCACTCATAATTTCCTCCTAGTCTTAATAAAGTAATGTTTTTCATATATAAAAATGCTATTTTTCTATTTAAAATAAAAAGAGTATGTAACAAATAAATAATCGAGTAGGATTATAACGGTTCGCAATTCAATTTCGATTTCATTTGCAATGCGGTAACGCTGAATGAACTAAATAAAGCCAATATTTGCATGGTCTTAATTTGTTGCGGGGAACGCCATCGATTAACGCACCGCCAAGATTTCTTTCTTGGTCTTACCTCACAACTCTTATAGTTGGAGGCGGGAATGGATGAGAATACTAGTTAATCCATCCATTCCCATCTTTGCCATTTTAACTCAGTTGGTAGAGTACAAAATTCGTAATTTTGAAGTCGTGGGTTCGATTCCTACAAATGGCTTAAAGAACACATCTTGATTTAAAATTTGCCTTGGTTTATTGAAAGGTGTCTTCTGTTGTGTACCAGCAATTTTTGTCGTTTATCTCTCCTTACAAGGCAGGATTTAGTAGCAAACCAGTTGTTCCTTAAACAACTAAACCATTCTCAAGCAAATGAACCTATGAACCCTGATTGGTAGAAATGTGAGATCGATTAGCGTATCTCACAAGTGCTGCTTGACGTCCATAAATTGATTGCTTTGCAATATATACGATGGTAACCATACGAAACTGGGCTCGGATGACTGCGGGGGTCAAAAAGGTTCAATTCCTTATCCGGGCGTAGAGATGAAAAGATACCATTCTTCTCTCCATTTTTTAGACATAATTACTCCTTGTGAAATAAAGTACAAACCCTCCTTCTGTTGGAAGGAGGTATTTTCTTTTTAAACATCACAATATATGATCATGGAGGAATTTATGGAAGATGAATATATAGATTTTTCATCATCAGACTTTATAGACGATTTCCCAGAGTTTACAGAGGATGATGAATTTGAGCATGTAATATGGCAAGATTTTGATGAATCTGAATGGAGACCTGATGATTCATTCTGCACAGCTCCAACTATTCAAGCTCAGGTTGCGAAAAAGAAAGACAAAACTAATATAGAAAATATCGATTTTATTGAAACTGATAGTGGAAACTTCAGGATACAATCTAAATACGATATGTTTGCTGAAAGTTTTTATTTTGAACCAATCCAAATGATGGATGGAGCAGCATATGACCAGTTTATTTCATATTGTGAAAAAATGATTCGAACTTCTCAAGAATATAAAGCCTATATAGCATATCTTAAAAATGAAATTGGGTTAAGATACGATGTTTTCAATAGTGACATCACTCAGGAAGAGGCTTCAATTGAAATGCATCACGCTTTATTCACATTATACGATTATGTCAAGATTATGATTGACTATTGCTTTGATAACAATATTCCAGTTGATACATTTACTATTGCGAAAATGGTTATGAAAGAACACGCGTGCAACCGAGTGCAAATAGCCATGTTAAGTCGAAATAACCATATGCTTGTACACGCTGGGAAATTGCATCTAGATTTCAGACAGTGTCATGGAAATATCAAAGAATTCGTGTCAATATACAAGCAGCAAATTATGAGGTCTCCTAAACTTAAAAAGAAGATAAATGATTATGCAGTATCATTATTGAGAGATGACTTTGATAATGTCGATTTCATAACCCCAACAAAGACGATAGATTGGTCTCCATCAAACGAATATGAAGAACGAAATATATTGATGATTGAATAATTAAAAAATCCACTCTCTAAGAGAGTGGATTTCTTTTTTAGTTATACATAATATTTAAGAGTAAATATTGAACTCGACATTTACATATATCATTGGAGGATTAATCTATGAATCTATTTTTATGCATTTTTATGTCTGTCATTAGTGTATTTATGACAGTATCATTGGTGTTTATGATGATATCGATGAGAAAGACTGACTTGATTTTATCTAAAGCCTTCGGGACTCCAGCTAAACCTGGAGCTACTCCTACGGGTGTACCGCAATACTTGACTTATGAGCAAGCATTCAAGTTCTTTGATAAGTTTATCACATTATCATTCCAGCGTTCCTATACAAATGAGGTTTTACCAAGTTTAACAAATTCCGCTAGACAAATAAATAAACTTGCTCCATCAGATAAGAACTACTCGAAATATATTGAAGCTATAACAGTTCAAGTCATCGCTAACGTTCCGCAATACCTAAATAAATCGGTTCTATACTATTTTGGAATAACCCAAATCGACGATATGAATAAAGTGTCTGAGCATAAGAATTATCACATTTATGTCGACTATATCGTTTCAAAGATAAAAGGGATGATGGATTCCAAAATTGTGGAAATTGGTCAAAGAATCGAAAAAGATGGAAATAGTGCAGACCCAGTATTAACAGAATATAGTAAACTTGGGAAAACCATACTTGGAATCAAAGATGGAGAATTTAAATCCCCAGACGGTTCCGATGCAACTATAATTGACTAATGTGGAGATTATTATGAGTATCGATGAAGAAATAACAAGTCTCAGGAAACTTATAAAGTATCATCAAGATAATTATTATAACGGGAAACCTGAGATTTCCGATGCTGAATATGACGCATTATTTGACAGATTGTGTGAGTTAGCTGGAGATGAAGATTCTGATACAAACGGTGAATCATCGGTCGGTATTGATTCGTCTTCAGACTATGAAAAAGTTAAGCACATTATGCCTATGGGTAGTCAGAGGAAAGCATCAATTCCTGAAAAATTTTGGGACTTTATATCCGGTGAACCTGATTCTGAATACATTGTCGAATACAAAATGGACGGTTGTAGTCTAGAACTTCAATACAATAATGGAAAATTCTTCAAAGGAATTACTCGAGGAAATGGTGTGATTGGAGATGATATTACGAAGAACGTCCTAAAGATGAAAGGCGTCGTAAAAGAAATTCCAAATATCAATTTCACTGGAAGTATCCGTGGAGAAGTAGTATTAGACCATTACACATTCAGTAAAAAGTATTTCGATAAGGCAAATTGTCGAAATGCTGCAAATGGTTTAATGAAACGAAAAGACGGTATTGGGTGTGAAGACTTAACTGTTGTAACTTATGATGTGTTTGAAACTATTCATTCTGGAAATATAAAGACAGAGTTGTCAAAACTTGAATTTCTTGAGAAATCTGGGTTTAACGTTGTTCCATATAGATTATTTGGATTGAATGGTGTTCCTAGAGAATATGTGTTCAATGAAATAACCGATATGAGAGACAAACTCAATTTATCGAGAAAAGAGAATTATGATTTCGACGTTGATGGGTTGGTTATTAAGCATCTGGATTGTCTGAAATATGAAGAGGATGCTAAGAATCCAAAACCAAAACGCCAGATAGCATATAAGTTCTCTCTTGAAGAAGCTGAGACCACATTAATCGACGTTGAATGGAGTGTTTCTGGAGCTAAACGTACTCCAGTAGCAGTCTGCAATCCAGTTGAATTATGTGGTACTAAAGTTTCAAGAGCATTACTCTGTAACGTGTCTTTGATAAAACGAATGGGCTTGAAAATCGGTTCAAAAGTTATAATGGTTAAGCGTGGTGAGATTATTCCAAAAATAGAATCAGTAATTTATACTCCAGACAATGCTAAAGATGTGTATGTGCCGGAGAAATGTGAATTCTGTGGAGGAAGTCTTAAGCTCAGTCCAAACGAAACCTTTTTACAATGCTCAAATCCAGAATGCCCAGAAGCTGGTAGATATCGCATAAGTTATTGGGTTGGAGTTCTTGGCATTAAAGAACTTGGAATGATTACAATTAAGAAGCTTCAAGATTTGGGAGTTAAACTTAATACTATTTCCGATTTATATCGTTTATCTATCGGAGATATGGTTTCCAAAGGATTTTCGGAGGCAATTGGTAATAAAATTATTTCTGAAATCGAAAGAACCAAAAATACAACTCTTTCAAAGTTTATTGCTGGATTTTCAATGGATGGTGTTGGTGAAACTACTGTAGAATTAGTTTTAAACAAGACTGGAATTTCTACGTGGGAAGAGTATCGAAAATTAACTGTGCAGGATTTACAAAATATCCAAGGAATTGGTGAAATAACTGCACACCTGATAATCGATTCTTTAACCAATAACTTATCTGAAATGGACGATGTTTATAAGTTTATGAAGTTTGAAACGTTTGAAGCAGAATCATCTTCATTGACTGGAATGTCGTTCTGTATTACTGGAAATACTGTCATTTGCAAATCGAAAGATGAACTTAAGTATCTTATCAGAAACGCTGGTGGAACGGTTACAGATTCTGTGACCAAATCTACAACTCATCTGATTTGTAACGATTTAAGTTCTGGTTCTGGGAAGCTTGTGAAAGCTCAGAAACTTGGAATTAAGATTCTTTCTGAAGAAGAAGTCTTAAATATGATTGATTAAAAGCTTAAAAATAGGCTAACAAATAATTAATCGAAATAAACACACAGGAGAACGTATTATGGGTTCATCTCTCGTATTAGGATCACTTCGTGCTCACAATAGTGATTTTAAGAATCATAGAGCGGAAAACCTCCCTCTGTTTCCAGCAGAAACTGGGTTTATCCCATATGATATGATGAACGCTGAGCGTGCAGCTCTCGTTCAATCAGATGGTGGATTAATGCGATTTGTGAATGCTGGGATGGTTCCTGGCGTTCACTCGTTTATCGGAAAAACTCAGTCTGGTAAAACATCACTTGCAATTAAACTTACAGGTGGAATCGTAGAAAAATATCCAAACTCGGTATTCTATTTCAGAGATGCCGAAAAGACAACTTCAGACTCTCGTATTTACAGCCTAACTGGTTGGGATATTGAGACATTCAACAACAAACTCGACTATGTTCGATATGGTATTACTCATGACTGGGTATATAACGATATTCGAAATATCTGTCAGGCTAAAGAGAGTTTGAAAGACCAAATTATGATCGACACTGGTCGTGTAGATGCTCAGGGTAAACCTATCAAGATTTATCCGCCAGATGTTTACTTAATCGACTCACTTCCTTCACTCAATCCGGTTGATGATGATATCAAAACTGGTAGTCGTGTAAACGATGTGTTTGAAGTTGGTGAAGAAAAAGTTAATAAGAACATCGAAGGTATGCGTATTGCAGGTTCTAACAAGTTGCTTATTGTTAAGCTTCTCGATTATCTGTACAAATACAACATCCGTCTTGTACTCATTAACCATATCACGGTTAATACCGGACAGCTTGGTGAAAATCCTAAGTATATCCAGAAACAGATGCAATACCTTAAGCAGAATGAAAAACTCCCAGGCGGTGTTTCATACCTGTATCAGTGTACAAATATTACCAGAACAGACTTTAGCTCTCGTCTCGATGATGGTGAATTCGGTCCAATGATTGAAGGAACCAGAAACAAGATGACTATGATTAAAAATAAAGCAAATAAGTCTGGCGTTCCAGTTGAATTAATCTTCGACCAGAATACTGGTTATAACGGTCTGTTGTCAGCATTTAATTATATCTACAATCGTGGATATGGGTTCGAAGGAAATCCAAGATCAATGTATCTTAAAGCTTGTCCATCTGTGACATTCACAAAGAAAACACTTTGGGAAAAATTGATTGATGATGTTCGTAAGAATCCTAGCAACCCACAGTTCGTAAAAGCATTGCTTGGTACAGCCAAACGTTGTATGCACTACGACTTTGTAGAATGTCGCCCCGACCCAAATCCTGACAACTGGTTAATGGGATCTCCATCTCGTATTTCATACAAAGATGGTGTAACTTCAAGATAGCCTTGTAATATGGAGTATCTAAATGATACTCCATATTTTTTCCAACTATACATAATTTTCGTGGAGGGTTCTAATATGAATGGGACTTTAAACGAAGAAGA